AGGTTATGGTAGCAGTCGGTATGGTAGCAGAGGGACGCCTCTCTGCTCTCGTACAGGACTTAAACATGGGTGGTAACCAGATTAAGAACGTCGCTGATGGTACGGACGCACAGGACGTAGTAACCAAAGCACAATTAGATGCTACTGTGGCCGGAGAGAACTGGCTGAAGGCAGAAGCGTTCGCTACATACGCGGAGGACTCTTTGATTCCTGCATCTCTTGGTGGTGATGAGGCAACAGATTATTCTGCGTATCATCATGCTAAGAAAGCTGAGGACTCTCAGACTGCTGCTGCGGCTAGTGCTGCTGCGGCTGCTACGAGTGCAGCATCTGGATTATATGGTAATGTTGTATCTAAAGCATTCGTTGACAGTCCAATAGCACCAGTAGTAGGCGACGAGGGTACTTTATACCGTGTAGACACCTCCGGTGGTAATGTGGTTGTTAACTTGAGCGCCTTGGCTACCTACGGGGAAGACATGAAGTTTGCTTTCGTTAAAACAACTGCAGACGCTAATACTATTACAATCAATAGAGGTGGTACCGACACAATTCAAGGAGGTACTTCTGTTGTATTAGATGTTCAGTATGAAGTAAATGTTCTTATTGGAGACAGCGCAACAGGCACTTGGGTAAACAGTATTCAATCTGCAGATGTGGCAGATAACTCTATCACTTTCGCAAAACTTAATTCAGGTATTCTTGCGTCACAAGCAGAAGCAGAAGCTGGAACTGCAACAGACAAGTTATTAACTCCTGAAAGAGTATCACAAGCGATTGCCGCGTTATCACCTGCAGGTGGTAAAGTTCTGGGTATGTCTTTTGTAGCAGGTGCCACTAGTGGCACCTTGACGCCCGCCTACACAACTCTATTAACACAAGCGTACACTCCGAAGAGCACAAACTCCACTATTTTGATGCTCGCGCAAGGATTTTGGTACTTTAATGCAGCGGATGGTCAAAATAGATTTACTGTAGATGGAGCTACAACCGGAGTATCTACCAACGCGACTGGTAGAAACATGGCAATAATGGCTACGCCTGCAAATAATGGGTTTCCTAGTGTGTTGATGGGTGCATACACAAACACCACCTTAACTGCTAAAACCTTTAACTTTGATGTTAAAAAAGGAGCAGGTGGCTCAGCAACATCATACGGCGGTTGCTTCTTTGTTATCCTTGAAATAGAAAACTAGGAGGATAGCATAATGACACACACAACAGTTAAACATGCGTTAGATGTGGCAGCAGATCCTCTACAGACTTACTTAATTAGTATGATAGCGGGAGCCATCGGGTTTATACACTCGGTGGATCCCCTCGTACTACTTACCGGAATTTTGGTGTGTATCAGGATTATTGTAGAAAGCTGCAAAGCTATTGACTACTTTAGGAAACGTTCCCGGAAACGCAGACGAAAGGGTAAACGAAATGTCAAACGATAAAACTAACTTATACGACTTGCATGAGGATCTTGCGGGGTACTTTAAAGACACCCTGCGTCGTCATGCTATTATGTTGGACAAGCTGGAAAAAGAATTTACACATGAAGACAATAACATGACTGTATCAGAGTATCAAAATACGCTACAGCAAATTTCACTTCCTCCTGCGGTTCTTACAGCTATCGCAACATTCTTAAAAACTAATGATGTTCGGGTGCTACCAGATGATACTGGAGCTGCCTTGGACGAGTACGAAGATAAAGTAAAACGCTTCAAGAAAGCATCGGTTGCAGACTGCAAGCACGATCTAGACATCAATTAATATAAACATAGGAGGCGTTCATGGCTTTACAACGAGGCAGCCCGGAGTTCCGGGAAGAGCAGTTTCGCCGTAGGAGGCAACTAAAGATTTTACAAGAGCAGTTTCCTACATACGCCGACTTTGTTCCGATGGTAATGCGGGAGTGTTTCCGCTTTGGCATCACTGACATGCAGTTAGACATGGTGCAGTACATGCAAACACGAGAACGGCACGCAATGGTGCAGATGCCTCGTGGTGAAGGTAAGACTTTGATTACCTCCATTATTGCAGTACACGATTTAATTATGGATCCGTCTTGTAGGGTTGTAGTGTTCTCCGGTAACGATGAAGTTGCTAGGGAAATCTCGAAGTTTATCTTCCAGATTTTCCAAACCTTGGAGATCTTACAATTTATGCTCCCGGATCGACGACTCGGGGATAATACAAGTTCTGAGAACTTTAGTGTATGTGGTTACTTGAAACCAATGGATAAATCCCCATCTGTACGTTGCCGACCTATCTTTGGTGGGTACCAAGGTATTCGTGCGGATAAGATTATTGCGGATGACTTGGAGATGTTAAGCAACTCCGCTACGGCTTCACAGCGTGAAAAGTTACAGCAGTATATTCAAGAATTAGAATCTCTACTTGATAGTAGTAAACCAAACCAGCGTATTCAGATGCTGGGTACACCACAAACCACAGACTCAACATACAACGTATTACCCGGTCTTGGATTTGATGTACGTATTTGGACAGCTCGAGTACCTACAGCGGAAACTATCGAGTATTACGGAGATCAACTAGCACCTTTCATTAGGAAGATGTACGATGAACATCCGGAGTGGAGAACTGGGTATGGTCTTGAAGGAGACCGTGGTAAGGTTACTGACCCTGAGCGTTATAGTGAAGAAGACTTACTTCGTAAGGAGATGACACAGCGTGCAGGTGGTATGTTCGACCTGCAGTACATGTTGTGTACTAAGATGGCCGATGCCGATAGATACCCACTTAAACTTGAAAAATGTTTATTCATGGATCTACCAGAGACTGAAGCTCCTATGCACGTTAACACTATACGCAGCATAGAACGCCTAATAAAGCCTCCGGTAGGTTTTGCGGTACAAGATGCCAAGCTATACGAAGTAATGGGACACAGTGCCGATCTAGCGCCTTACGAGAGCGTTGTGATATACATTGACCCGGCAGGTGGTGGTAGCACCTCACGAGACGAGGTAGCGTACTCCGTTGTGAAATCATTAAATGGCTTCGTTTATGTCGACCGATGTAATGGTTTACAGGGTGGTTATGAAACACAGAACCTTACTCACTTAGCAGACGTAATCGGATACTACTGGTCACTTGGTTTACCTCTTACAGTATATTGTGAGGACAACTACGGTAACGGTATGTTCCGGTCACTACTACAAGGTGCACTAAAAAATAAACATATTCCAGTGGAAATTCTGGGAGACAACGTATCTGGACAGAAAGAAATCAGGATCATTAATGTGATTCAACCGTTGCTAGATTCTGGCAAGCTGATATTTAATAAAGAGCTGCTAGAATCCGACGTGGCTACACGCACACAATATGATGCACGATCCAGACATACTTACTCCTTATTCCACCAGATGAGGTATCTTTCTTCTGAGCGAGGCGCTTTGAAGCATGATGACCGAATTGACTCTCTAGCAGGAGCTTTGAGATTCTTTGCTGATTTGATTATAGTCAACCAGCAGGAAATGCTCGATGACCTTGAGAGAGAACGTAAGATAGCACAATACCGTAAGATGTTTCCACATAACGCGGACGAAGTGCTCGAGGCATTAGGATTAATCAAAAATGACAAAGCAGGTGGAACCTCACACCTTAACTTTGGAAGATTTAGAAAGAAACGAAACAATGGCAAAATCCACGAAAAATTCAAAAACCCCTTTGAAAAAGAGCGAGCAGAAAGAATCAGTGAGCAAGAAACTGAGTACGCTGGAGACCACAAAGGACGAAACGGACTTAACTTCTATGGAAAGTACAAAGGCAGAAAACGCTGAGGTGGCCAATGAGCAAGCAGAAATCACAGAAACAGCAACGAGTGATGAAAGCGAAACTGAAGCGGAAGGCGAAACTGCGGCACCAGCGGAGAGCGCTGAGGACTGCGGAGAAGATGAACCTGAGGAAGATGATAACAAAATTATTGACTTCGTAGAAATTTTTGGTGAGGACGTATCCGGTATGGGTTTAGAGTTCCCAACTACTGACCACCCGGTTGCATTACGTATCCGTAAATTCTCTGACGAGATGGCACAGCGTTTGTATTCAACCAGAGCAGATTCTCTACCTATTATTGCACAACATATGCAAGTGTTGTTAAATCGCATGCAGGATAAGTTCAATCACCGTGCTGAAGTGTACGAAGCTACTGAGCGCGAGGAAGCCGCGAAAGTACGTGCAGACCACGCAGCAGAAAACGCTCGCCGTGCAGCTAATAAAGAGAAGCATCGTCAAGCCCGTGCTAAAGCCCGAGAAGATGCTTACAAGAAACGTCAAGGCTTAATATAATGCCTTATGTGTACATTGAAGATGGTGAACTCAAATGTAACTGCGGGTGTGGTTTAGATGTACGACATGAGACAAAACAACGACTAGACAATGCTCGCCGGATAGCAGGTGTTCCTTTTAGGTTCACCTCCGGTGGGCGCTGCCTATCATATAACCGTAGTATTGGCTCTAAAGATTCATCTAGCCATCCTAAAGGGTGCGCGGCAGACATTAAGTTTAGCAACAGCAGGGAGAAGTTCCTGATTGTGTATGGATTAATGCAGGCCGGGTTCACACGTATTGGTATAAACGATAACTTACAGTTTATACATGCGGATGATGATGAAGATAAACCTCAAGAAGTACTTTTTAAGTATTAAGGAAGTAACAAATTAAAGGAGCAGCAATGATTGGTGTATTTATCAAAGGGTTACTTGGTATTGGAGGTAACTGGCTGCAAGGCCGACAGGAACTAAGTAAAGCCAAGCAAGACTTTAAACTTGCTGAATTAGAAAATAAATCCCGTCTTATGCGATCTCAACAGGAGTATAACTCCCTGTGGGAAATGACCGCACTTAAACAGACAGGTAAAGAATTAAAATGGATTTCATTTGTAATGTTGTGTGCTCCTATTGTACTAACCATGTTTGGTCAGTACATTGGATTTGACTCAGCAATTATGTGGAAATCCCTAGAAACTGTGCCTGTATGGTGGCAGAACACCTTCATTGGTGCTAACGCTACTATCTGGGGTACATTACAGATTAGAGACATGGGTGGCCTAAGCGGTATTGTAAATGCATTCCGTAAACCACCAGAAAGTAAAGGTGATGGTAATGGCAAATAATACTACAAAAACAGTGAACGTTCAATTATCCGACGGATGGGTTGAGCTAGGAAACGCTGAGCGTAGAGACAACCTAGTAGACATCTTCCATGAAGGCGACACAGCGGTACGTTTGTACATGGGTGCGGAGGTACCCGCCGGAGATATCAACAGTGTAGCTAGTATTCCTATTGCTGCCGGAGACAACTACTACGTTGATTGTAAAAACATGACTAATAAGATTTGTGTTGCAACAGCGGCTGCTACTGCCCAAAAACTATCATTTGTGGAGGGTTAGATCATGCCACGTAAAATTTTACAAGCTGGTGGAGGTAGTGGTGTAGCGGCAACACAGGTACCGAGTGGATACGGTTCATTAAACCCAATAGCAGGTAACCTGTTCTATATAGGCGGTGACTCTGGGGACTTCTTGAGACAAGGAAGAATTGTAGCCGGAGACTCTAAGCTAAGGGTATATCGTATAACTGTACAGGAAGCACTTACATTATCTGACTTATCTGTTGCAGTGTACACCGCTCAAGCAGGTAAAAGTGTGAGGTTCGGATTATGGAACGCCGATGGAAACACAGGTAAGTTTGCAGGTACACAAGTTTTCGATAGCGGGAAAATCGGCTTAGATACTGTAGGATTTAAAACAGTAGTCGACACAACTGTATTACCCGCAGGCGAGTATTGGTTGGGTACAATTAGCGATGGGACAACTGCAGCAATGTGGGGTGTTAACAACAAAACAGCTTGGTCTGGTATAGCTGATTCACTTGCGTATACCATTGGTGTGGCCTACGGATTCTTTGAGAGCACCGGAGCGTATAGTGTAGACAGTGCGGCAGGAGACCTGAGTTCTGAGACTTGGACAGAAATCCAAGCCGGAGCGGGTATCGGCGGCTGTTGTTTTGTAGCAATGAGGTTTACGGTATAATGAGACAGGAATTTTGGAAAAACGGAAAACTTGTTGGTGTAACCGAGAACACACCAGAACAAGAGTTACAAGAACAGCTAGATAAAGCTAAATTAGAATTATTTTGGTTAGATGAAGAATTAGGTAAGCATGATTATCATAAGATAAAAGATGGTACTGACCCTAATACAGCGTACACAAAACCTATAGTTCGCAAAAAGGATTTGTACTTATACAAACTTAAAAATACAGTTATTGGGGATGTTTTAGGCTCTTTTCCTAAGTATGGCGAGCTTCCAATAGATGCCAACGAAGGGGATTTAGCATACAATGAAACGCTAAGCGGATTACTGCTTACCAAGCCTTCTGGCATATATCAGTTCCAAAATGGAACATGGGTGTTAGTACAAAAGATACTATCCTAATGTATCACTAAATTACCACTAATGTACTAAGGAGATGCTCCGGCACCCTCATGGAGACTATTGGTTTGCTGTTGTCAGTAGTTTCCATCAGGGTGCTAGGTGCGCTGTACGCCGTTTTAAATCACTTTCGGTGCTCCCATGTATGATTTATCATCTCGTGTGTAGAAACAATCAGAATCATCCGATTAGAAGGGTAGAATAATGAATCTAAGTAATCCAAAAGTAGGGTTCCATCGTTACAGAGGGATCCTTACACTTATCGTACCACGCAAGTTCCCACTGCTACCGCGCAACCGGGGACTAGCATGCGGGTGGTTAATTATCATCCGGAAACCAGACCGCTTTGGTTTAGTCCGAAGCACTACTGGGTTTAAGACCTTACGCGCTGTGCTGCGTCATGAACATACGCACTGTGTAAGGCAAACTGAAGATGGGATCTTCGGCTTTATTAAGTGGGTATACAAATATTACACCGATGAGAAGTTCCATCAAGAAGAAGAGCGTATTGCAGTTGCCGCGGAGTGACTTACTGTATATAACTCTAGCTCATGTACCTAGTGTACAAGGAGTAGGCGGTACCGACAATGTTGTCGCTACCAGAACAACCTCCCTACGCCTCTTAACCGTATGGTAATAATAATGCGTACCAGAGGGAGCTAATGTTCCCGCTCGGGAATATTCTGTGTGTTTAGACTAAAATTCATGCAGATTATTCCCGCTCGGTAACTTTTACTATTTAATATTTAATATTTACTGTTTACTATTTAACACATACATACACACGAGTAGCTCAGCGGGTAGAGCAGTCGCTTGATAAGCGGAAGGTCGTAGGTTCAAGTCCTACCTCGTGTACCATCTTAACTATACATGTGTCGTCGAGTTACAATATAGGTAATAGCTTGTGATGGTTTATAGAACTTAATCTTATAAATCATAAATAACCATTTCGATTTCTAGTGCTAATGTATACTATAGTATCCATTATAACAGTTTATGGATATTATATTATACAATAGTATCATTTATGTTCTTGACTCGCATGGTCTGCTGATCTATAGCAACGGTCTTTATAGATCATGGTTAATGGTTTAAATGGCCTATACGTGTTATACGTATTAAAGTCGATTATCGTTTTTTACTGCGATTATCTGTGGGCAGGCATAGATCCATACGACTGCCGATTTTCCCCCGTGGGCATGCCTGCGCGCGGGTATATACGGGCGTATCATGTTTTGAACGGGTAACATGGGGGTAATACCGTTTAGCATTATGGCCTGAGGCGCAACGTACGGCACCATACGTTCATTTTGTGGGGTCATAGGGCCAGGATATACCCGCCCTAAAAAGAAATGATTTAAACAGGCTCTCATGGCGTCATTGGTTGCGTCATTAATTGCGGTATCAACTGCGCTTGTGTTACTTCAGGGTATACCCTGGTCAAACATGGCCTATTGTGGTGTAGCCGTGTACACTCGTGGGTATATGTTTGTTTTAATATTTGTATATCCTGTTTGTATATTAATCTAATAATACTACTGTAATAATAATAATAATAATAATAATAATGTATACTATAACTATAATAATAATATAAATATAATATATAAATAATATATATATATATATAATATATACAATATATATACATCACATGCGCCATTGTTTGCGTCATTAAATGCGCAAAGCGCAACGGCAGAAAACTGCGGGTTTTGAGGTATTAATAAAATTAATTAAACTTTTTTTAATTTAATGCTTGACAAAGTAAAAAGTATTTGCCATAATATATACATGCTTAAAGGTTAAATGCAGTTATAAACAAGCCCCTTGAACTGCAGGCATAATAAGACAAGATAAAAATAATTTATAAATAGTTAAATTTTTTACTTGACAAAAAAAACAAGAGTGATTATAATATAAACAGAATTAAACAAAGGGAAGAAAATGCAAAATTTAAGATATTACA